AGGAACAGAAGAAATCAACATATCAAGAATTTCGAGATCAATCTCTAATGAGATATACTCGCTCATGATAGATGTCAATTCAGCTTCAGCATCCAAAGATTGGTAAGCGTTAAGATCTTGAGCAAACTCAGGAGTCCAAACAGCTTTCAACTTACGTGTCTTAGCAACAATTGATTCTGATTTCAACTTAACATTTACCTCAGGAATTGAGATAGTTCCGTTTCCAGGGTTCAATGTAGTATTACCATCTTCAAAATCACCACGCTCGTTATCGAGAGGAGCTAATGAGAAAGTAACAGGGAAGTTAGCATAAGCACCAGCTTCTGAACCACCTGTAGTAATGAAAGTTACTTCTGTTCCACTTACAGTAGTAAAAGCAGGGTTTACATTTGATAATGAACTTGAAGCTATTGCAAAAGCACGAACAGCTTTAAGATCTGCATTTGTGTTAGCCATATCAACAGTTACAGCTTTGTAACCACCAGCAGCAGCTGATGCAGAGAAAGCTGAATCAAAATTCACCTGGGCAAATGAAGCGGTAACTACAGCTGCAGTAAATACAGAAGCAGTGTTGTTGATAGAATATCCGAATCTACCAGCACCATAAAGACCTTCTTCTGGGGAACCAGCACCTTCAGTTACACCATACATTGATCCTGAATCATAATGACCAGCACCAATACCATTAGCATTAAATGGACTCTTAACAGTTCCATATTGGAAATCTAAGAAGAATACAAGACCCGAAGGTAGATTCATAGGTTGAACTGATACGAACTCTTGAGCAGCAATCTGTCCGAATACTTTACGTACCATTGGAAGTGCTACACCAGCCCATTGTTCACCTGTTCCAGCGGTAAAAGTACCACCAGCTACTCCTCCACCTGAAAGTGAAGATTCAACTACTAATTGCTTAGCTTGATTTTCGAGGATCATAGACATATTGTTCTTTTCGGTCTCAGTGTTGATACCTTCTAACAATCCTGTCTTTTCCCACTTGCCTGCTAATCTAGCGGCATCGCTCTGAAGATTCTTCCAAGAACCTCCAGCGCTTTCTAAAAGAGAGTTTAATTGACTCATTTTTTTTTAATTTTAATTTTAATTTATAATTTATTTAATTCCAGCTAACTTTTGCCATCTAGCAACTTGAGAATCAACTTCTACAATTAATTCCCTTTTTGGAGCAACTCCTACAGGTTTGGAAGCTAAAGAACGATTTTCTTTGATTGATTTCTTTGAATCTGAAAAATTCTCAGAAATAGTTTCAAAAATAAGTTTTGCTTCTTTTACGGTAGCAGCTTTATCAAAAGCAGGAATAATTTTTGCTTTTTGGTTTTCAGTTAGGTTTTTAGCTCTGAAGATTTTATTTAGGTAAAGTAATTTAGCATTCAGTAGATTAACTTCATTGATTTCATTTTTCAATGATTCAACTTCATTTGTCATTTCTTCTGCTTCGGCCATTTCACTTGCACCCAAAAGTTTTTTCATTGTAGAGGCAACAGCTTCTTTTCCTTTTTCAGCAGCAGCTTCAAGTTCTTTTTTAGCTGCGGAAACGGCAACACCACCTACTAATGCAAGTGATCCTAACATTGATGCTATAAATTCAGCGTCTGTCATCCCTAAGTCAAATTCTTTTATTATTTCTTCATCACCTTCCATGATTTCTTCAGTTTCATCTTCTACTTCAATTTCTTCTTCACCTTCAGCTTCTTCGCCTTCAGCTTCAAATTCATCACCAGCTTCTAATTCACCTGTTTCAACCATGTCTTTAATAACATCCTCGATAAAAGATTTAAGATCTTCTTCAGACATTTCTTCTAAATCAATTTCCTCATCGTCACCTTCCATTTCAGAATCCATTTCCATGTCCATGTCTATTTCTTCTTCTTGTTCAGTTACTTCGTTTTCACCTTCAGTAATCTCTTCTTCTTCAAGTTGAGCATAATCGGGTTTTTTCTTAAGAAAGGATTTTGGTTCAGCTCCTGGGTCAATATTAGTTTCCTCAAGTTCATCTTCGAGTTCAGCAAGAAGTTCTTCCAAATCAATTTCTTCTTCCATTTCATAAGAATCATCCATTTTACCGGACATTTCTTCTTCCATTTTTGTTTCCATTTCTTCTTCCATTTTCTTACTTTCCATTTCTTTTGCTTCGTCTTCTTCCATTTCTTCTTCAATTTCCATCTCTTCTAACCTTTTAGCTAGCATTGATTTTAGTTTAGGAGTAATAGTTTCTTCCAAAGCAAGTTTTGCGTTGGCTATAGCTGTTTCTTTAACAGTTCTAGCTTCAGCGATTGCTTCTTTGAGCATTTCTCTGTTGTTTTTCATTTTCCTCAAAATTTAGGTTTGGGATTTACGATTATTCATGAATCGTAATAAGTTGTTTTACATAAGTGGATACTATATGGGATAGTATATTGTCCACAGAATACAATTATACATATATGGGGATATTGTAAGATAACACTTTCTAGAAAAAAAAAAGCCCTCATTTGAGGGCTTGAATTTTATTTTATTGTATTTTTAAAAAATAGGACAATTCCCATTTGAACATAATATTTCTGTTACTAGAGCATTAACCGCAGAATATTTATCTTGACTATTAACATCTAAACCTTCTTTCACTAGTTGCATATATGAGCCTGGATTTGATGGGGTTGAAACAAAATCCCAACAAAGTAAGTCAAAATCATCTTGTACTTCTAACATTTCTCCTCTTTGTTGTAACGAGCCCATACCACGAGATGAAACACCACAGGTTATACCACTTTCAATTAGAGATTTTAAAATATTACCTGATGGAGTTGGAAGAATTTCTATTTTACCTATCACATTATTTCCATCCCACCACATATCTTTAATATTGTGTGAAACATTCTTAAGATTAATTACTGAAGATTCTGGATGATCCAATTCCCCCAATGCCCTGTTTTCTTTGACTGATTGGTTATACTTATCAATTTCACGTTCCCATAATTCTTTAGAATAGTATCGTCCATTTCCATTTTTAACTTCAGCCGTAGCTAAAATACCTTCAACCAGAGGATTACCTCTTTCGGATAATTTACCTTCTAAAAGTGTAGGTTTAAAAAATTGGGTTTCAATAAGTACTTGTTTCATCTTGTATCAGAGTTTTTATTATCTTGTACCGTGCAATTCATCTTCCATTTTAGCATAAAACCAACCTTCATACCATTCCTCATAGTCTCCATAAGGATCTTCTTCCATTTTTTCATATGGGTTATCATCTTCAGAAGCTCCATTATCAAAATCTTCTTGACCTCTCATATATGCTACACCACCAGGTGTTCCTTCAGTAATTTCTTCAGTCTTTTCATCGGGGTTGTCAAACATACGTTTTTTTTCTTCCTCACGTTCATCTTCATCTTCAATGGATTGAATATATTCTTTTGCTTTCCTATCTTCACCAACTATTTCGGTTTTACTCTTATACTCTTCACCTGTAAGTTTCTTATATTCTTTAAGATACTTTGATTTAGATTTTTGAAGTTCTTTAACTTCTTTTCCCATTTCCTTAATTCTGGTAGGGTTAATGAATTCAGCTAGATCTTCGTTTTCAGTAGCCATTCTCATCTTTATCTCGCGATTTTCGATTTCTTCCTCAATAGCACTCATTTTAGCTTCTAAAGCAGCAACATTACCTGCACTTTCAATTTCTTTTACTTTATCTGCTACTAATGATTTTTTTACTTTTTTCTTTGGCTCTTCTAATTTTTCTTTTATCTTTTTTTCTTCAGGCATGTAATACTCACCTTCACCTAAAATTAAAGATGATAAACTTAATGATTCTTTTAAATCACCATACCCTGAGGCTTTATGTTTTCCTTTTGGTTCTTTTGGTTCTCCTAAACCCGGGTGGTCTGTAGTATATCCTAATTCTTTAACTCCAAATTGACCATCTTTAACATAGTGTAAAGCATCTTTAGATAAATTTTTAGCTACTATTTCTTTTAATTCATCTACAGTTTTTTCACTGTTTTTAGGATCTTTCATTTCAGTATAGTATCCATTTAAAAATTCTTCACCATAAACATTATCAATTTTTTTCTTATCTTTATAATCGTATCCTTTAGTTTCTAGTTCCTCAACTTCTTTAGTTGTTTTCTTTTCTTCGGCCTTAGCTTTAGATTCTTTTTCTTTCTTTTCAATTAAAAAATTAGAAAATTTATCACTCCAAGGATCTTTTTTAGTTTCAAATGAGTTTATTGCTTGCAACCCTACAAAGTTTTCATTAATTACTTCTTTTGATTTTAATATAGAAGTTGCTTCTTCGAATGAAGAACCATTTCTGATTAAATTAGGGAATTTGATTTTCGCTTCTTTTAAGAAGGTAGACTTTTGTCCTTTTCCTTCTTTAATTAGTTTATATTGTTCTTGTAAAGTTTTCATTTATTCCTCAGGTTTTAAAATTTTAAGTATATCATTTAAATAATCATGAATTAAATCTGTACCATATACTACAGAATAAGAATCAGGATTTGTTTTATAATATTGTTCAGTTTCTTGTTTAGCATCATTAATTAGGGGTTGAATTTGCCCTAATAAATCTCCAATTTTATCAAATCCTAACATTCTTTCATTTTGAAATTGTTTAGGACCTAAATCTTTTTCTTCTTTTATTTTTAATTTATACTTATACATATTACTACTTACTTAAATCCACGTAATCAACGCCTTTACTTTGCTTGCGTAATTTTTCTCTGTTTACAGGCTTGTAACCTAATTTATAATAATATATATTTTTAGCACCTTTAGCTTTTTTATTAGGGTTAAATGCAAATGGAGTTGAGTACCCACCACCGGCTGCTGAAGTGGAAATTTCTTGGAGTAAATTTTTTATTGTGCTATATTGGTCTGGGTAATTTTTTCGGATGTGTGTTCTATACTTATTAAACACATCTTTAACTTGTTGAGATATATCTTGTATAATATTATCCATCCCCCCTTCAGGTGTTTTTGATAAAGATTTAATAGCAGATAATGCTTGAGATAGTTTTTTAAGGGAATCACCAAAACTAGCTAAATCAATAATATCATGAGTAACTTTTCCTGTATTTGAATTTATGTTTGTGGTCTTATAATATCTAGTTAAATCAGAATTAAAAAAATCATTTACCACATCAATATCCCCATACTTGTTTTCAAGTCTTTTTAATAGATTTGGGCTTACTTCATTAGGTTTTAGAATTTTATCTTCCATTTGATTTTTTTAATTCTTCAATTAAAGAATAATATTGTAATAAATTAACTAAATGATCATCATTAATTTTAGTTGATTTATCTGCTTCAAAAATTAAATTACTAATTTCATTAATTTTAATTTGAGTTGCTTTATCAGTAACCTTTTTATTTAAATTCAAAAGAACTTCTTTTATTTCTACAATTTTAGTATTATAAAAATCTTTTAATGTTGAAGTTGAATCAATAACATTAATAAATTCTTTTAAAGTTAATTTTTGATCTAGGTTTAACCCATCATACTTCTCATTAAATTTTTCTAGTAAAATTCTATAAGTTAAAATACGAACATCCTTATCATAAGATTCAAATTCATTAATAACATTTTTCTTAACTTTTTCTGAGATTTCTTTAGAAGTAAGATGCTCTAAGAGAGTAATTTTATGTTGAATTACTTCAGAATAACTATTATGAGAATCTTGGTTATAAACTTCATTTAGAATATAAAAAGAAGCTTTTATTTTATAATTAGGGATTTGATTTTTAAAAAAATCTTCTAAATTATAATGCTTTTTAATTTCATTAACTAAATTATATTTTTCTCTTTTAAGGGTACTTCTATTTAATTTTTTAAAAGATTCTAAAAGTGTATTAATTATAATTTCAGCTTTCCCTTCTGTTAACCCTGTTTTTTTAAACAAGGTTTCATATAGTTTAAATTCTTTAGATAATTCAGTCTTAACAAAGTATTTTTGAAGTATATCTTTAGCAGGAGAATTTTTTGCAGATAAAGTATCAGACGTAATTTGTCTTACCAAGAGTTCGAAAAGAATACCGGTGTTTTTATACTTGGAATGTCTTAATTTCATTCTTAGAATTTTATTATAAATATGTTAAGATTTTTGTTTCTTAATATTGTCTTCATCAAGCAGAGATTCTTGCTTTTTGTCTTGTTCAAAAACCAAACGTTTTTTATTAATTGGTATTTGTTTAAGCATTGATTCTAAAGCTAAAGGTGAACCTCCTTTATAATTAGGTTTAATCGAATCGGAAGAGTTATAATCTTCTTTTGATCCTCTTTTACCTAATCTATCTTTCCCGAAGGCATTATCTTGAGTATTAATGTTAGATGCTTTTTCTTTAGGGCGTCCTAAATCTTTTTTCTCATCATAACCATCAGGAACATTTCCAGGATCTGATTGGTATCTTCCTTGACCATATAATGAAGCTAAATCATGTGGTGTGCCATAAGATTTACCTGTTTCTAATGGGTCATTTCCTTCTGCTTCTATTTGATTTAATCTAAATTTGCGTTTAGCATCCTCACGAGTAAGTTCTCGGTATTCTTCATATTCATTTTCACTAAATCTAAAGACATTATTATAAACCCAATCAGTAGGTAATAATTTATTTTCCATAATTGAAGCTGCTAATTCTACTTTTTCTTTCATTAATGCAATTCTTTCTTGATCATAAATGATTGAAGGAGTGGTTAATGAAAGTTCAAAATTAGATAATTGTTCATCAGTATAACCTTGGGTGTAAAGATGGATCGTAGCAATTTTATAAAGCTCTGATATTACAGTTCTTTGGATTCTATCAATGGTTCGTGCAAACCTAATATCTTCTGCGGCTAATGTTGCCTTACCATCTATATCAGCATCATATCCTAAAAATGCTTTAGGCACCTTTAAAGCTGCAAATAATTTATCTCTTAAATATTCAACATCTTGGATACCATCATAATCTAAGCCTTTTGTAGTATCAATTTTAGTAGCAGAATCATTACCTCTTACTGGGATGAAGAAATCCTCCATCATATTCTGCATGTTATATTTTAAGTTATAATCACCGGTTTGTTCATCAACATACGGGGTACGTTTCATTTTGGAAACTGTTTTTTCCATAAATGCATCTACTTCATTAGGAGGAATAGAACCTACATTAATATAATAAACACGTTTTTCTGGGGCTCTTACGATTCTATGGACTAACATAGCATCTTCCATTAAAGTATATTGTTTAAATAACTTACGTCCAGGTTCAATATAAGAACGACCATAAGGGAGATAATTAACGTCTGTTAATAATCTAAAATGAGCCATCTCATAGTTATCAAATGTTATTGTTTTTCCAGAGGGATTCGCGCCAGATCCTCCAGCACCATAGTAACCACCATAACCTCCACCACCACCGGTTAAACCGTCAGGATCAAATTGAAAGGTAACTTCATTAGGATTATCTTTATTTAATCCTTCTTGTCTTACAATATTATAAGCTGTATAAGGAATGACATTATAAACACCATACTTTTCGGCAATGTCTAACTTTAAAAAGAAATCACCATATTTACACATCTGGCGTATCCACATCCATAAATTAAATTCTATATTTAATACGTCATAAAATAAATTATATAGTACTTTTTGAATATCTTCATCACTACTTTTAATACTTAGCACCTCACCCATGTCATCTTTTAGGGTACATTCATCTGCTATAATATCAAGGGCAGAAGCAATAATAGCATCAGTATCCATAGCTTCATAATCACTATAAAGCTGGACTCTCATTGTTTGGTAATTAAGAGCAGGATTATAAATAGGGGCTGCCCCTGTTACATGCAGTCTAGAAAATCTATCAACTAAAGAATTAGTTTCAATCTCGCCTGCTTTTTGGATAGAATTAACATCCATTACTTTAAGTTGGTTTCCTCCTATATTACGTATAATTACGTCAGTAGAAAATAATCTTTTTAATCGTGTAAATACATTAGTATCTGCCATTGTGTAGAATTGTTATAATTATAAATATATTTAAAATAACCAACGAATATCTTCTTCTCCCCCATAAGGGTTATCAATCTTATAAGGATTACTACTTTTATCGCCTGAATAAACCCCAGTATATTTTGTAGTTGTTTTAGTCATATTATTTAAAGAAGCTTTAGTTAAATCTAAACCTCGTTGTCTAAATTTAAATGCTGTTTCTCTCATCAACATACCAATAGCAAATGACATAACCAAGTCATCATTGTATCCTGTTTGAGCTTCTGGTCTTCCATTTTTCCAAATAAATACTTTCATTTCTTCAACTAAACGTTTTGAATGAATAGTAACTCCTTTATCCCCAACTCCCTCTTGAAACTTACCAATAGATATAGGTCTAGTTCTGGTTGACATAGTAAATCCAGGAACCATTCTACTATTATCTGAATATTGGTCAAAATAAGAATCTGAAGTTATATCTCCATTTTTAGGAGAGTAATATAAATTAGGATAGTTACGATCTATTAACACTTGAACTACATGCCACCCTACATTTGCATTTTCTACTACTAATAAGGCATTATTATATTCTGTAGCTATACCAAATAATAAATGACCAAATTCTTTTGTACTAATTTGACCTTTATATTCTCCCACTTGAGTATTACTTTCAACATCCATTATATGAAATGCCGAAAAGTCTTTTGCATCCCCTCTCGCAACATCAGCTACAACCATATAATCTCTTGAATAATCTGCGGGTTGCCATATCCATAGGTTTTGGTCTGCTCCTCTTCTTTCAAGTGGGTCTTTTAAATAGGTTTGTTCGTAAAATTCTATATACTCACTATAAAAAACAGTATCACCTGAAGTGCTAAAATCACAATCACATTCTTGGGCTGCTAATCTAGGGTCACCTAATAATTCATCCTGGCGCTTTCTCCATTCTTCATCTCTTTCAGGATGTACATCCCAAGGTAAACGAACAGGTAAAAAATCATTTTCCTGAGCTTCTGCTTTAACCCACATTTGGTGGAACCAATTTCCGGTTCCATTAGGGGTTGATAAAATAATAGCACCACCCCCCGTAGCTAAAGTTTGTTGGGCTGCGGCCCAAGTTTCAGCAATATTATCAATAAAAGCTGCTTCATCAATTAACAATAAAGATACAGCTTCGGATCTTGCGGCATCTGTACTTGAGGATTTTGCTTGAATTTTAGAACCATTTTTTAACTTTAAAGATAATTTATTATTTTCTACATCTTCTATTTTTAACCATGAAGGTAAATTTTCGTACATAAATTGTACTTTAGAAACTAAATTTCGGGCGGTTGCTTGGGTAGTAGCTAAAGTTAATACGTTTCTATCTTCATGGAAAAGCATTAACCATAAAGCATAACCAGCAGATAAAGTTGAAAGACCTAATTGGCGGGATTTAAGTGTAATGGTATAAGGGTTATCTTCAAATAATTTTAATACTTTTTCTTGGAATGGGAATAAATTAAATTGGATTCTACCTCTTTGAGGGTGTTGAATAAAACAGTATTTTTTCATAAAGTGTACCGGATCTTGGCAACACTTAATATATTCTTGGCGAATTATTTGTTTTATATCTTGGGGCATTATCTTCCAATTTTCCAAAACAAACGACCTGTTAAAACAGGTTGTAAATTTTGGTTAATTCCAACTCCTAATCCTATTACTTTTTTCCTTTTACTTCTCCAAAGTAATTCACCTCCAATATAACTAAATTGTATTTTATTGCCGGCTAGTCCAAATCCATAATAAAATTCATTTTTAGAAATTAATGAATCACGTTCTATGGTTGTGGTTGGAATATAAATGTTTGGATTAATTTCTCTGAATATTATTTGATTTTTTGATATAGTGTCATTAATTACTATATTACCCAATGAATCTAAATCTAATGTATCTGTGTAGAAATACTTTGAGTAATAATCTTTTAGAATTGATAATGTGTCAATATCTGCAGGTATAGTATCATGTTCTGTAACTATACGAGTTTTCCACTTTGGAATATAAATTAAACTATCAATCTTTACA